ACACTAATAGGCACCAGGACAATAGGACCACACAAACACCCAGATAATAACCGAGAAGCGGAAATCGTACAGAACGAAATAAGGAGACACCAACTCCACATACTCTAAATGTTCGTACTATAATATGAATGGGATAGAAAATGTCCACTAAAAACTATCCACACTCTGGTATCACATGCACGGAATGCAAAAGCACCGAAGTACTCTATGACCCATTCCATAACATAACCTACTGTGAAAAATGTGGAACAGTAATCATTGACAATCAATTCTCATCAATCGTACAATACATTCGACTCGAAAAAAGTAAAGAGTCATATATTCGAAGTTTATGGAAGAAGTAAGGCTGGAAAAACATTGGGAGATATAATAGCAGCCATATAAAGTCATCGGACAATTAAGCAATCATAGTTTTCGTAATCTCTCTACGTGTATTTTTTCGACATTCATTTCTAAAAAACCTCCTTTAAGGGTTAGTTTATCAAATAAGTTATAATATCATCTCACAAACCCCCCATGTCTTTCTGGTAAACCTTCTTCCTAATCTATTTCACATGCAGGTTAATAGGATAAAGGGACTACAAGGTTTCACTGTAGTTTTTTTAACATATCAGAATCCGTAAAATAATAATGGTGTGAAAACAAAAAATCTGGGTGCGACTCCCAGAACCTGCCAAAGTCATCACACCACACTATGCCGTGTCATAGAGAATATGACACATGGCACCCTAGTGTTATAATGTCTCTGAAAGGACAATGTCTATTCATTTTATTACAATATGGTGCCTAGTCTATATGAGGGTGCAAATCCCTCACATGGCAATTCAAATCATTAAAATAATTTTTAGGAGAATCAAAAAATGGAAACAAATAATATCTCAACAATAGCAACATTCATAGCAATCTGTATAACTGGAATACTCGCTTATTTCGGATACAATGTGGACCAAGCACAACTTGCCACAGTTGTAATGAGTGTAATCACATTAATTATAGCCGTATGGTCCAGTAAAAATCCAAATACCCTTAAAGTTTTAGGTAATGCACCAGCACCAGTTGAATCTGAAGAACCAGTATTAAACGATGAATACGAAGTATGATATTATGGTGGTAGAATACGATTGCGTTCATGAGAAACTTATACAGTCACATTCGACTGACATACAATCTCTTAAAACAAGAGCAGATTATAAAGACAAAAGAATCGATGAACTATACGACAAAATAGAAAAAATGGAAAACAAGATAGACACTATCAATGAAAATGTCAACACCATAATGATGAAATCAGTACAAGGAGACAGTGAAATCGACAAAAGAGTCACATCACTTGAAACCACAGTAAAAGTACTGAAATGGATTACAACATTACTATTCGGTAGTGGCATTATATGGGTAGTATATTCATTCATTTATTAGAGAGAATAAAATATAACATTGTTAATATTTAGTTTTTACACACTATATAGGAAAAAAGGAGTAAAAACATGGCAAGACCAACAAAATTCAACGAACAACTATGTGAAGAACTATGTGCACTACATGAAGAAGGATTGCCTCAAAAGAGTTGTGCGGACATGTTAGGTATTGCCAGGAAGACATTGTATAATTGGTTACAAAAAGGGGAAAAGGCAAAAAGTGGCAAGTATAGGCAATTCTATCTGAATTGGTTAAGAGCATCTGCAAGATATGAAAGAAAACACCTGGGTCACATATCTGACAGTACCAGTTGGTTAGCTCATCAATACCTACTACAAGTCAAAGACCCTGAAACCTATGTTGTGGCGGAAAAACAAGAAATGGAAATGAAAGCTGACACCAACATCACCGCAGATGTTGACATGACCAATCCGGTCATAACCGAAAATGACCTTAACATGCTGAAAGACCTGATAGAGGATAAACACGATGACAACACTGACAGCGGAACAGATTAGTCAACTACCAAGTAAACCACGAGGGATAGGTGAATGGAGTATCTTGATTAATAATGGGTATTGGAGGCCTAGGAATTTCGATGTCCTAATCATTGAATTGCTTGGATATGCGTTACGTGGTAAGGTCAGTAAGATATTGCTCGGTGTACCATCAAGACATGGTAAAAGTACACTCATCAGTAAGAATTTCGCATCTTATTTTCTAGCACACTTCCCAAACGACAAAGTCATACTCACAGCCTATTCACAAGGATTGGCAAGTGAATTCGGCGGACAAGTCAAAGATGTACTGAACTACTACGGCAATCTCAGTCCCTATAAAGTCAGTCTATCCACCGACAGTAAAGCAAAAAACAAATTCAAACTAAACCATCCATACCGAGGCCAAATGCTAGCAGTCGGAGCAGGCGGAAGTATACTAGGATTCGGAGCCGGCTTATTCATAGTAGACGACCCAATCAAAGGAATAGCAGATGCCGAAAGTGAAGTGAAACAACAACGACTATCTGACTGGTTTGGAGGAACAGCCAAGACAAGACTAGAAAAACGAACCAATGGCTTACCCCCAATAATGCTAGTAATCGCCCAACGATTACACTTGAAAGACTTACACGGAATCATAAGAGAAACAGAACCAACCATCGATGCAAAAACCGGATTCCAAATACTCCGCAACGGTGGAACCATCGACCCAAACACATGGATAGATCTAAACATACCAGCAATATGTGACTCACCTGATGACCTATTAGGCAGACAAATCGGTGAAGCATTATGGCCAGCACAACGTAGCCATGAATGGTTAATGGCAGAGAAAAAAGCAATGGGCAGTTACTTGTTCAATGCAATCTACCAAGGCAAACCGATAGAACGTGACGGTAACATCTTCAAACGTGAATGGTTCATGGATGACCGGACACATCACATCTACAACCAAATCACAAGGAGCCAATTACCTGATGACTTGCCAATGTTACGATACTGGGATTTCGCAGCATCTGGTAAGAAAGGAGACCAGACAAGCGGATTATTAACCGGTTATGATGGTGAACACTTATACTTCATTGACCTTGTCTATGGTAACTGGTCTAGTAATCAGGTATTGAAGAATTTCAAACGAACTGCCTTGAAAGATGGCCGTAATGTTGTGATTAAGATTGAACAGGAACCAGGAAGTGGAAGTAAACTATTGATTAACAGGTTCCGTACCGAGAAAGAACTCCGCAGGTACCATATCAGAGCAGATAAGGTGAAGTTGAAGAAGAATGTCAGGAGTTTTGATTTGGAGCAGATAGCCGAAGACGGCAAGTGTTATTTCGTTAAAGCTCCATGGAATATTGAACTGATAGACCAATTGGTAGCATTCACCGGTAAGGATGGTGGCAAGGATGATATTGTGGACACTGCCACTGGGTCTGCTAGACATTGGTTGAGACCTAAAAGAACTGTAAGAGCGTGATTTATTTTGAAGAAAAGTGATAGTTTTATAGTCACTGTTGATAGTGATGAAGAGTACCATGTGATTGATAAGTTGGAATTGGATAAGCATGCCATGAAAGCGGACATTGACCCTGCAACCGGTAGTAAGCAGGTTGTGGATGAAATGTTCAAGGTTGGGCATAACATCTTGAATCCGAAGTATAATCCATATGACCTTGTGGCATTATTGGATTTGTACACTTACCATGCGAGTTGTGTTGAAGCGGTCGCAATGGATGCCAGTGGTATCAGTTACACTTTGAAGCCAATTGAGGATGTTGAACCTGTCGAGGCGGAAAAGGAACGTTTTATTGAAGTGTTAGATAACTGCACACCAAGTATTAATACTCATTTGCAACGGTTAGTGTATGACCGCCGTGCAATCGGTTACGGTGCCCTTGAAGTGATAAGGGAAGATAAATCGGAGTCTGATATTATGAGGTTGAAGCATATTCCTGCTCAGACTCTTCGCAGACACGCTGACCTTAAAAGAGTATTACATACCACACCATCTGGTAAACGTGTATGGTTTGTAATCTACGGTAAGAACTACGATGACAATGGTAACAAGTGCGATGTTCATGCGGACACTGGTGACTTCCACCCATACAATTCATTGGAACCCCATGAGAAAGCAAACGAACTATTATGGAGTATGGAGTATGCACCAGGAACTGATTACTATGGTAGACCACCAATCGTATCATGTTTAGGTTCAATCAAGGGAGACATTGGAGCAGTCAAATACAATAACAGTTTCTTTGAGAATTATGGAATGCCAAAGTTCGCAATCACCGTCACTGGTGACTTCGCTGATTACGATGTAGATCCAGATGATGAAGACTATGATATCACACAGACTCTCCGGTATAAGATTGGTCAGCAAATCAAGGAAGTCATCAAGAATCCACACAGTGCTATCTGTATCACTATTCCAAGTGAGGGTGTGGAGGGTAATGTTGATTTGCAGATTACTCCATTGAGTGTGCAGACTGAGGAAGGACATTTCAGAATGTATCGTAAGGATACACGTGATGAGGTTATTCATGCTCACCATATGGACCCAAGCCGTCTCGGTGTATTTGACTCCGGTAACCTAAACGGTAGTAACTCCGAAGCGACTATGAGCAGTTACAAATACGGTACTATTGCACCGATTAAATCAGAAATGGAGTCATTGATTAATCAAATCGGAACCGAATTAGGAGTTACCAGTTGGAAGTTCAGTATTGAAGATGTTGCACCAATCGACTACACCAAAGACCTTGCCCTTGCGGAGTTCCTGTTCCAAAGAGGAGCAATGACCATTAAAGAACTAATCGATAACTTCGGTGGAAAATTCGGATTAACAATGGAAGACCCAGATGACTACTACCTAAACGCAAGATATATCAACGGTCAACCATTAGAAAACATCTGGAACCAAACCGAGAACAATCCAATGTTAGAAGTGGACAGTATACTAGGCAGTCTTGAAGACCAATTATGGAGTAAAACAGATGACATTAGCGATGAAAGCCAAGAGGGAATTGTTGGCGAGTCAGATAGCACTGAAGAGAAGATTGACGAATGAAGAACGATTACAACGTGAATTGTCCAAATTCTTCAAGAAACTCCACAAGGAAGTTCAATCCGCTTTACAAGAGTATTGGAGCGAATACCAAATGCTCCAAGGTCAAATCAATCTCATCACAAAACCAATCCTTGATGCTGAAGAAGAATACAATCAGATACTTGAGAAGTATATTCGCAGACAGTATAAGTTAGGCAACAAGGAAGCCGAACGATTAGTCCAAAACCTCACTGACAATGCTTCAATGAAAGCAGACTATGGTGTACGATGGAAATCCAATATAACCAATATTACAACAACACTCCGTAAGAAAAGCAAGAACCTATTCGGAACCTTGAAAGATGCTGAAGAGGAACTGTTAGAGAAAACATTCACAGCATCAAAGAGAACACTTGCAAGAGTCACTTCACAAATTAACCAAATCATAACAGACGGTTACACTTCAGGTAAAGGAATCAATATAATAGCCGGCATGCTACAGAAACGATTCGACCAACTTGAAACATGGGAAGCCAAAAGAATAGCAAGAACCGAAATCCATAACGCCCATAACAATGCAGTGATGAGAACCTACGAGTCAATGAATGTACAATACACACAATGGATAGCAGCCGATGATGACCGAACAAGAGAGTCACATGTTGAAGTGGACCGTGAAATTATACCAATAGGTGCAACATATAGTAATGGACTTGCTTATCCTGGTGACACATCAGGACCAATTGAGGAATGGATTAATTGCAGATGTAGTAATGCTCCATTCGTGATACCTTATGGTTACATGGCACCGGAGTATTATCCTTTCCGTGAAGAGGATTTAATTAAAATCTAATCTATTTCTTTTCTAATTGTTCGTACTCTAATATGAAGATACACAATGGTATCTTGATAATTATTCTTATGAAATCAATAACAATGAACAGTGATGGAACCGTAAACCTCACAGCACCAGTCATGATACCAGGAGCAAAAGACTGTGATTTTCGCAATGGGGAACCTCCATTAACTGTTGAACAAATCCGTGAATTCGCAAAATCCTATGAACAATACCAATTCATAGACCATGAACACGGACTCACAAGAGACGGTACCAAAATAGGTGTGCCGGTCGACTCATTCTTACTAACAGAAGACACTACCATGACCACACTCAACGGATCCATGAAAAGTTATCCTAAGGGTTCATGGTTTGTCACTTCACAGTTAACCAACAAGGACGCTATAGAGTTGGCGTTGAATGGTGGTTATACTGGGTATAGTGCTAGTGTCTTCACTAAATCAAGAGCCAATGAGTATTTGAATGCACTGAAAAGTGACTCATCTGCTCCGTTGCCTTGTTCATGTAAAGATGTTAGTAGTTCAGGTAACGGTCTGATTAAGGATGTGCCTGACCCAGTAGTACTGTCTGTATCATTGGTGAAGAGTCCGTGCTTACATGATAGTGAATTCTGTGAAGTAAATAAAGGTGAAATAATGGAAGAAGATGTTAAATCACTTAAAAGTAAAGTGCTCTCTGCTATGGGTATGAGTGAGGAAGCAGAAGTTGTGGCATTGAAATCCGAAGTTTCCGAGTTAAAGGAAACTATTGCTACTATGCAAACTGACTTCGAAACCGCATTAAAATCCATGCAGGAAGAGTTCACCAAGACTTTAACTGAAGCTTTAACTCCAGTTGAGGAAACTGCCATGAAATCCGAAGAAGAGGAAGAGGCAGAAGAGCCAGTTGAAGAAGAAGTTGAAGTTGAAGAAGAACCAACTGAAGAAGAAGTGGAAGAACCGGAAGAAGAACCGGTTGCAGAAAAAGGAGAGTCCAAAGCAGAACCAGTGCATGACAACCTCCAAGCAGAAAAATCTAAACCAACTAATATTTACGAATTCCTCGGCAGAAATCCCGATGGAACAAGAAAACACTAAATGGTGTGATTATTTATGGTAAATGAACATATTTTATCCCAAATTGTAAATGAGAATGAACGTGAAGTCTTTAAGTCAATGAGAACTGATATGGCTTCCGCAAAAGCATTATTGAACGAAGAACAGTTTAACACCTTTATGCGTGCTGCAACTATTAACCAAACCATCTTAAACGATGCAAGTTTCCGTAGAATGAACAGTACCAGTCAAGTAGTTTCCTCTACTAAAGTAACTGGTCGTGTATTACAAACTGGTTACAAATCCGCAGGTGTAACCCAAGACAATTTAACTCCTGCAACCATTGGTTTCGGTAAAGCAGAATTAGTTGCAACCAAATTCAAAGCATTAACCAGTATCCTTGATGATGATAAGGAAGACAACATCGAAAGGGAACAATTCGAACAAACCCTCTTAACCATGATGGGTGAAGCAGTCGGTATTGACCTTGAAGCAGTATGTGTATTCGGTGACACCACCTACACTTCAAGTGGAAGTGCTGACCCATTATTCAGCACCATCGAAGGATGGTTAGCATCCGCAACAACCACCTTAAAATCTGATGGTGCAAAAGGCTCAGGCAGTAAAGACTTCGACCTTACTGATGGAATCACTGCAATGTTCGACAAAATGTTATACTCAATGCCTGCTGCATACAGACAATCCAATCTCATGAAAGACCTTGTCTTCTATGTACCATTTGAAGTGCAAGAAGCATACCGTGAATTCCTTATTGACCGTGAAACCGGTCTTGGTGACAGTTCATTATTGAATGCTACTGATTTACAATACAAAGGTATTCCAGTCAAACATGCTCCAGTATTGGATGCTGCAGATGGCCGTACTGTACATGGAAACGTAGCAAGTATTTTAACTGTTCCTGAATTCCTCTGGTACGGTGTCTACAAAGACTTATCTGTAGAACCTAAACGTATCGTGGAAAATGAAGAAACCGAGTACTACTACCGTATCAGATGCGATGCAAGTGTACAATGGGCTGACAGTGTAATTGTTGCAGATATTACCGCCGCTGAAGCAGCAGCATTATTATAAAACGGAGTGATGGCTCCATGTCAATGAGTTTAAAAAAGAAAGTTAAAGACTTGGAAGCAAGAGTCGAAGCATTGGAACAAGAAGAACCAACTGCAGATGACTCTAATGATTAAAAAACGGTGATGTTTTTATGGCAGAAAAAAAGAAAACTGCTAAAAAATGGGATTTCGCAAAAGACGGAAAACCATTCGATGAATTACCAATCATCGTAAAACGCAACCGTAAGAATTTATACGAATACATTAGAACTGGGGAATTACCTTAGTTCTATTATTTTTTTTAACATAAAATTTCCAATTAATGATGTGATAAATGATGTGGATTAGTGTAGATGATGTCATAAACTTTCATGGACTCAAACCGAAGCATTTGAATCTTGAAAAGGATGACACAGAAAAATTAGAAGAGATTGTTAGTGATTGGATATTACAAGCACAGGATTTGATTAATGTCTACACTAACCGTAATTATACTGATGAAACTGTAAGGGATGCAGTCAAGAACATCTGTCTCAGATTAACCAGTAACATGGTAAGTCTTGCAATACAGAAAAGAGATTCACCGATTATCAAGGTGAATGACTGGACAATCCAAAACGTATCTTCAGACATTTTTACTGATGAGTTGAAACATGATCTAAAACCTTTCATCAAAGACAGTAGTACTGAACCTAATAGTATAGGTGTCTATGCCATAACTGGTGGTGACTGACTAATGGTGAGCATTACTGTTGAGATTGATACCAGTAAGTTGACTGAAAAGCTAACACCGGAAAAGATGAAAGAAGCCATGACTCAGGGAATGGAATACGCCACACAAGAAATGGTAAAGGTATTGATGATGAATTCACCAGTAGACCATGGTTTATTGAAGTCTTGGTTTGTTGACAGTATGAGTGAATCAGAAGCCAGTATCAAATCACCGGCCGCTTATGCAAGGTATGTGAATGATGGAACCGGACCATACACTATCACACCAGTAAATGCTAAAGCATTATACTGGGAAGGAGCAGAGCATCCAGTCAAGGTAGTGCATCATCCTGGTATCAGTGGCCGTCATTTCGTTGAGGGCAGTATCAATGATGTGAGTGGTCGATTGGATGGTTATTTCTTAAAAGCGATTAGTGAGGTGTTCGGATGACTGTGAATATTGATATTGGATTGGAAAAGATTGCAGATATCATGAAGACTTGCATTGAAAATGAGATAGTCACTGATGGATTACTCGAGGATGTGGAAACATTCCTCACCGTATACAGTGAAGAGGAACATGTTGAGGAACCGTTCATCTGGATGTACCAACACGAAGCAAGAAGTGGAAGACAACCGGATATTAGCGGAACAATGGATTTAATCATACCATTCCAATTCAACTGTGCCGTTTATGAAAAGGAAATGGAAGATGCCCAAACCTCCACTCAAAACCTTGCAACAAGAGTAATCTTGGCAGTATGTAAGAACTGGCAAACAGTACAATCACAAATACTACCAGGACAAAGACTCATCAACAACATCACACTCGAAACCTTTTATCCAATGGGCACAGTGGATGTCAACAACAAAAGTGAGAGATTGCCAGTAGTTGCAGTGGTATTGAATGTGAATATTAAGATAAATTGGAAATTATGTTTAAAACAATTATTAGGAGCTTAAAATAATGGTAGATAGAGGATTTGGATTAGAACTCGAAAGCACCTACGCCGACACTACTGTTGCCAAATCTGCATTTGACCCTGACTGGTGGAACCAAGCCGAAGATGTAGACTTCAACCTTGGTGATGAACCAGTGTTAAGGTCTGGTGGTTCAAGGATGAACCGTCGTGCTCGTGCAGGTATCATGAAACCATCCGGTAGTACAACTGCAGATGCAGATTTGCAACAATTGGCTTGGTATTTCCGTGGTTTCCTTGACAATTACGTTTACACCGCTGGAGAATCCGGTGCAACTGTACACACTCATGAATTCTACGGTGGCGAAGGAAAAGAATTACCATCATTCCGTGGTATTGCAGTGTATGATATGCTCAAGAAATACCTTTACGGATTGTTAGAGGATAAGTTAAGTCTTGAAGTATCCGATGAAGGAATGACCGTGCAAGCAGACTGGATATATTCCACTGAGAAAGCAGGTATTATTGGAACTGGTGATACTTTCACTCGTCCTGATGAATTGACTAATGAGCAAATATTCATCATGTTTTATGATGTTGGTTTGAAAATGGGAACTGACAATCAAGGCAATCTCAAAGCATTAGATGGAGTAAGCACTGCATTCAGTTACGAAGGAAACAATAACCATGATGTAGACGGTACAATCGGATTAGGTAGCAGGTATCCTCAGAAACGTGCACAAGCCGGTAAACGTGAAAACACAATCAGTATCACAACTACACTCACATCTGACACAGTAAGGAGTATCCTTGATGCACAATACGGTGAAGTGAATGCATTAGAACCATCCGCTTGTAAATTATTACAAGTGCCACTGCAAGTCCGCATTGCTCATTGTGAAGACAGTGACTTGGAATGTATTATATTCTTCCCTAAATGTACATTAAGAGTAGAATACAGTATGAGTGGTGTTGATGCTATTGAAACCACCATTACATTGGACACTCTCGGTTCAGGTACTGCAACATTAGCAGATGGTACTACTGAAGTGGAAACCGACATGTACGTTAAACTCGTGAACAATCAAGAGGAATTAGCAATCGAATAATCTTAAACATATAGGAAAAAATCAATTTATAATAGCCCCAATAAGGAACCCATTTAAACTGGGTCAACCCTATTGGGGCTTTTTTTTATTAAAATGGAAGTGAATTACCAATGAACAATAATGATATATTAGCAAAACTCACATTAGGCAAAGACAAAACCGAAGATGTTGTAATCGAATACGAAGATGAAAAAACCACCATAACACTCAGACCATTAACAAGTGGTGAATTAAGCAAACTCCAAGCAATCGAGAAACAACCGTTCCATGTGAAAATCGGAATGCAAAACGGCAAAAGAACAACCACACAAAGCAACATGCAAGACATGGACATCAACACCGCCGAATTCACCGAAGCACAAAACGAAGCAATGTACACTGCAATCGCATGGAGCATGAACATCAAACCGGAACAGGTCAAGGAATTTTATCCTGGTGTGCCGGAGTTGATTTTCGAACAGATCATCAGAGTGTCAAAGTTAAGTGATGAGGATTTGAGTGTGATTAAAACCTTTCGCAAAAACTGATACTGCACGGGTCTTGTATCGTGTGCACCGTGATGGGTTGAGCATCTGTGGAAATCTATCGGAATCAACACAATTCCAACAAGCATTCTTATCCATCATGGCATCAAAGGATATTGGTTTTGAAGAAAACCTTGATTTAAAGGTTAAGGCCTTATGTGAAGCGAATGGTGTGAAATTCAAGAAAAAGAGGTGAAATAAGAGTATGGCAGGAGAAGAATTAATAGAGATTATACTGCAAGCAATTGATAATGCATCGAGTGTTTTCGAATCCGTATCCAGTAGTGCCGAAGAAGTAGGGAACAGCATCGACAATATCAACGGTGCAGGAATGCAAGATGCCAGTCAAGGTGCAGACCAATTGGAGCAAGAAACCAACGAAGCAGACCAAGCAGTGCAACAATTAGATGCGGACCTTGGAATCATTAACTCATCAATGCTCATGCAGTTAGCCGACCAAGTTGGAGCAGTAGGAGATAAAGCTGAAGGAATGGCACAGGAAATGAACGAGGCTGCTATCACTGTCGGTCAATTGGCAACACAAACTGGTATTGCAGAACCTCAATTAGTGTCAATGATTAATCATATTAGTAATGCAACTTTCCCTAATGATGAAGCAATGATGTATGTTAAGAGTCTTGACCAAATTGGAGTTTCAAGCGAGAACCTTGGCCAATCTGCAACAGACTTGGATAAGATTAATGATGCGTTCGGAATGGGAGCTAACACAGTAAACAGTCTCGGTCAGGAATTATCCGTACTTGGTGTAGATATGAACAATGTTTCATCAAGTTTTAATGCATTGGCTTATGCAAATGCAAATACTGTCGGCGGAATGGATAACTATTACAATTTCTTACGAAAATATGATAGTCAATTTAAAGAATTAGGGTTCAATGTAGACCAAGCATCAGTCATTATTGCAGGCGCAACACAAAAGTTCGGTGGTGGTCGAGCAGCATTAAGTGGATTATCTGATGCATTAAAAGAATCCAACGGAGACACACGAGCATTAGAAGAAGCATTAGGTCTTGAAGCTGGAAGTATTGAAAACGCAACACAACTAACTGGAGAATATGAAGGTCAATTACAAGAATTAGCAAATGAGGAAGCCGAACACAAAACACTACTCGACCAATTAGGAGCCGCATGGGAAGATGTGAGCTTATCCGTTAGTGGAGCATTAGGACCTTTCTTATCAATGGCCGGTGCAATCGGTCAAGTCGGTCAATTCGGTTTACAAGTGCAAGGTTTAACACAATTGGGCAGTGCTTTACGAGGTAGTATCACTTGGATTAGGAGTTTCAACATTGCACAGACTGCTAAAAACCTCATTGAAGGTGAAGGTGCAATTGCCTCCATCGCTGCAGCAGTTGGTATCACTACCGAAGCAGCCGCCGCCGAAGGTGCATCAGTAGCATTTGGTGGTTTGGCGATTGCAGAGGGTGCTGCATTATGGCCTATTCTTGCAATTATTGCAGCGATTGCATTGTTCGTGGCCGCAGTATTCGAAATCGGTAAGGCTTTCGGTTGGTGGAGTGATATTGGTACCATGTTTGAGGCGATACAAGCGGGTATCATGCGATTATGGGATGCTTTTATCAACCACCCTGATGTACAAGCATTGATAACGGCAATCAGTTCGGCTTTCGAGACACTCGGGAGTTGGATAGGTCAAGCATGGAACGCAATACTCCAATTCTTCGGTGTAGCGAACAGTGGACAATTTGACCTTGTAAGAGCGGTGATTGATGCTGTTGGTTTAGCATGGCAGACAATGACTGCACCAATCAGATTAGTAATATCATTAGTACAATGGGTAATCAGTGTATTCAACCAATTCGCAACTGGTCAAATGACACTCCAGGGAGTATTGACTAGCATATGGAACACTATAACCACAACATTATCAAGTATCTTTACAAGGATTATCACTAATGTGTTAATGTTCGGTGCACAGATGTTAACCAATGCAATCAAAGCCGGCCGTAACTTCGTGAACGGCATAATCAACAACATCAAGAACCTGCCGTCTCGTGTGTATTCATTATTGACACGTGTAATTAGCAGAATATCAAGTGCCTTGCACCAATGGGCATCAACCGCAGCAAGTGCTGTGAAAAGCGTGATAACATCAATCACCAGTCCATTTACTGGAGTTGCTAGTGCAATCAGTAATGCTTTAAGTGGTGTTATATCTGCAATTACTGATCCATTCCAGAAAGCTTGGGATGCCGTGTCACCGATTATTGATAAGATTAAGGATGGTTTGTCTTTCATCAACAATGCAGCAGGTTATGATTTGAATGCTGCGGGTTATGAGTTGAATGCTGCTGGTGGTGAAGATGTTACTTATGTGAATGAGGGCACTCATGACACTATTGATGTGAATTATAATGTTAGTTTGGATCTACAGAATATACCAAGTCATATTAGTACTAGTCAGTTATTGGATGTGATGCAGGATAAGTCTTTCTTGGAAAGGTTTGTTGGTAGCAGGGATTTCCAGACTATTGATGCTAAGGTGAAGAGTAGGATTAATGCTCGGAATAGTAGAGCAGTAGGTAGGTGAATATTGAATGGTTGAGAAGATTATTGTTAATCCTTTGAATGTTAGGGGTCATGGTAATGTTGTGTCCTCGAAGACATTAGAAGATTTTCAGATGTATAATAGTAGTTTGTCGTATGAGGATAGTTTTTATACGATGGAGTTTACGGAGTCTGCGATTACTTTGTCTTTAGTGGTGTCTAGTGGTACCGTATCCGTTGGTGAAGCGGTTACTTGTACTGCTACTGTTTTGGATAATGGTGTTGCGGTGCCTAATGTGTCTGTCCGTTTCTTTGATGGTAATGCGGTGTTGGGTACTGTTGAGTCTGATAGTAATGGTGAGGCGGTCTTGTCTTTATCTACTTTAAGTGCGGGTAGTCATAGTATAGTGGCTTCTTATGGTGGACAATCAAGTAGTGCCGTGTCTGTGACTGTGAATAAGTTAACAACCAGTATTTCATTGTCAAGTAATAAGGCTTCCTGTTATATTGATGAAACATTCACATTATCAGGTACATTGTCAAGAGGCGAAGGATACAGTGTTTACTTGTATAATGGTACTGTTTTAGTGGATACTTTGACTACTGGAACCGATGGAGCATTCAGTAAAGTGATAACTCCATCAGGTACTGGTAGTTTTAATTATAGTGTGAAGTATAATGGTGACAGTTCGTATGATGAAGCCACTTCTTCTGTAGTAGCGGTTAGTGTTGTTAAAAGGACTCCATCAATCAGTATTAGCAAATCTGGTGATGTGACTGTTGGAACCGCCTTTACAATCAGTGGTACTTTGTCTTGTACTGGGTCAGTGAAACTCTACGAGAATGGCTCACTATTAGACACATTAACCGTGACTGGTGGAGCATTCAGTAAAACAATAACCAAATCAGTTACTGGAGATTACAGTTATTATGCTGTCTTTGATGGAGATAGTGTTTATGAAGCAGTGACTTCTTCTACTGTGACTGTGACTGTGTCCAGTGTTACTCCATCGTATGATGATATTGTACTTACTGCTGATGACAGTATATTGAGTTATTATGATGGTGACTCTACTACTTTGAGAGCACAATTGATGGATGGTAGTAGTACGGCGAGTGTATCCGGTGTTACTGTGGAGTTTTTCAATGGTTCGACAAGTATGGGTACTGCACAGACTGACAGTAATGGTGTTGCTACGAAGACATATACTTCGACTGGGGCAGGTGATGTTGAATTCACAGCGGAGGCAGATAATGGTACATTATCATCAGAAATATACGCTATTGAAGATTGTTTCTTCTATGGGATTAATACTGATGCTTTCACTATTCCATCAAGCACTACATTCAGTAGCAATGGAGAGTATATTACTGCTACAACCAGTACAAGTGGTGAAAAACTTGTTTATCTCAATCATCAATTAAGCAATTCAGATAATTGGGTATTTGAGATGGAAGTAGCAAAAGTAGACTCTGTTCAGACACTTGCTCTATTTTGGAATGACAATTCCTTTTGGGGAGGTCAAACAAAAAACAATACTTCACAAGTATATTCGAATATGAATGGGGAATCCACATTAAATGAAAATGTGGAAATAGGGAAAAAATTCACGATTACAAGGCAAAATGGAGTAACTACTGTTGAATTTAATAATAGAACAGTACAATCAAAAACAGTTTCCCATAAATCCACATTTCAAGTCGGTTTTTACTGTACTAACGGAAGAACACAGTATTATAAGAATATCAAATTA